GAACATTTGGATAATCTACTAAAGCCAAATCACTTGGATAAACTAATGGTTCAGGTGAAAGATATTTTACTTCAGGAACGTAAACACCCCAATCATCTTTAAGTGTTGGGAATACTTTTTTCATATCTTCAATAAAATCCTCTATATAATTCCAATACTCACCCATTCCATGTTTTACTATATCTAATTTTTCAATTTGAATAGTAGTAACTATTTCACCTTCTGATGTTTTAGATGGTTTACGAGATGGACTATAATATAAACCAGTTCCAGCAAACTGCAATTCATTTACTATTTTACGAGACCACTCAAACGGATTTTCAATACCATTAATTTCCATCAAAATACCAAAATTAGTCATGTCATTTTTATATTTTGGATCTTTTTTAGCATGACCATTGTAACTATGATTACCATATGTTTCTTCTACAGCAACATAAGCGGCATTATTGTTTGTACAGAATGAACGAAGCGAAACACCTTTATCCTCAAACTTACGATACAATTTAAAGTCGTAACTAATATCAATTAATTTCTGGAAGTGTTTTTGTGGTGCTTCAAATCGAACACCGATTTGAACTGATTTAGGTTCTGTTTCTAGTTTATAACTATCTTGTAATTGTTGAGCAAAATCAATACCTGATTTACCTACGGCAAAAATAAGTTCATCGTAACTTATAATTCTAGTATCAGTTGTATTCAAAATACTAGTTGCTAAACTATTTACGTTAAAATCAATTTCAGTTACTTTTTCTTCCCATAAGAATCTAACACCTTTAGATACTAGATAATCATACCAATTTTTAGCAATTTCAGATAAATAATCTGTACCTACGTGCCATACAGGAAACAATCGTAAACCAAAATATGGTTTAATAAATTCTGGTTCTTCAACTGGATTTGAACATTGGACTTCCTCTGGTTTAGGATGAAAACGTTTAAAGTTATTAATAACCTGATCCATTAAATTCATTGCCTTTTCCTCACCTGTATACTTAGATAATTGACCTCCAATTGCTGTGTGGTAAGTAAGTTTACCATCAGACCAACCTCCAGCACCTAGGAAACCTGTCATTACTTCCTCAGGTTTTCTGTTATAAGGGTCTTTACCCATATCAATAATGGTGATTAAACTACCATCATAACCATTGTCTACTCCTGTAAAGAATTGTTTTAATTCACCTCCTTTAACTGCACTTAGAGCACTCTCTAAAGTAGCTAAAGATAAGTTTTTAGATTGAATAGCTTTAACAGCTGTTGCTCCTGAAGCGATTAAGAAGGCAGCTACAATAGCATGGAAAATACCATTAGCAATTTTTTTAGCCATTTCTTCATCTTTTACAAATTTCTTAGTAATTGATAAAAGTGGTGCCATATACAAATGATGTAATTCGTCTGCAATGTGACCTAATTTGGTCATCCATTGATTATAGGCATCTTCATCTGTTGGTTTTTTACCTAATGCTTTGTTAACCATTGCACCTGCTGCTTTACCAAATTTAGCAACTAATCCCATAATAGCAGGAAGAGCAATAGCAATACTAGCTACTGTTATTAATCCTTCATTTGTTGATTTTGCTGCTTTAGCTAATTCAGCATCCATAGTTTTTAATATATCAGACATTTCATCTTTTACATCATCTACTACAGATTGTTCTTTATCATCTAGGTTAATATCAACCTCTTTTAATTTTTCTTTATATTGGTTTTCAGTAATTACACCTGCTAACTTTTGTAGACGTAATGTTTCTTCAGTTATAATCATAATTTTGTTATAAATATTTTATTTTTACCAAGCTTTACAAGACCAATAACGTGCTTTCCAACGTGGTCCTGGGTTTTTACAATTATGTCTAGCTCTAAAAGCGGCACGTTTTTTAGGATTTTTATCCTTAATTACCATTCGCTTACCTTTAGCTGATTTTCCACCAAATCCAAAGTTAACTTTTACAACTTTACCTTTAGCGTTTTTAACATATACTTTAAATTTCTTAACGTCGCCTTGCATTGGTTTACCTAATTGAACTTTACGTCCTTGGTATTCGGCCTCGTTAATTAAATCATCATCAGGCATAGGCATATCTAAAGGCACTACTTGCCCTTCAAATATTCCATATTCACCTAAATCTGTTTCGGTAATTTTTTCTAAATCAATACCTGTTAAATCAATAGCTTCACGAATGTATAGATATCTTGCTTCTGCCCATAAATCTATATATTCTTTAGAACCATATGGTATAGTGGTTTCATATAATGGTTTTTTAGTGTTTATATGATATTGCATATTTTCAGTCATCAAAACACGTGACTGCATGCCTTCATTTAATATAGGCGCTTTAGTAGGTTTTGCTGCAGTGCAACAATCCTTGTTTTCTAATGCTTCCTTAATTAATTTTTTTAAATCCATGGTTATAAATATTAAGATACTGCTTGATCATATGTTAATTCAACTTGAGAACCTTTTAAATTACCATCTTTGTAAGCATAATTTTTATTATATACAATAGGTCTTAAACCTTTACTTGCTGTACGGGTAACATCATGTCTTAATACTAAGATAGGTTCGTATTCGGTACCTTCAACATCTGATAATTCTGTGAATATAATTCCTGATTGAATATTTAATACTCCGTTTTCAAATGAAAAATCACTTGGTTGGAAGGTATGTTTAATTACCTGAACTTTGGGATCATCTGTACCAAAAATGATTGATTCATTTTCGTTGTTTGGAAGATCTGTAATTATGATTCCACTTAAATCGGTATTTGTTTTAGGATTATATAAACGATATATACCTTCTTTTTCGGTTTTTCTCAAACCAACATTAGGGAATGGATTGTCTATTAATTTTTGAGATAATTTACCAACTAATTGTTTGTATCTCTTATCAGCACTTTCCCACATAGAGGCATTTGCCTTTTTAAGAGAAAGGTTACCAATTATTTTATCACCAGAATACAAAGCTACATCTGATTTTTTACCTCCAGCTGTATCTGTTCCTACTGATTTTGCTTTGGTTACTTTGTCAAAAGAAATAGTTTTGTTAGTTCCTTTAAATACTACTTTAATAGGTTCCTCATCAGTATATTGATTAATACCATCAACTAAAGCTTGTTCATTATCTAAACCTGCTGCTAAACCACCTTGTCTTTCTTTTGGTTTAACAATAATTGCTGTACCATCATCTGCTATAACAGCACCTAAAGATGAACCTTTAAAATTAGGATTATAAGTATAACCTAAATCGGTTACTAATTTATCCATAGTAGATTTACGTTCATTACCTTTAGTTAATAAACGAATTTGTTTACTACTTTTAACAATAATGTCTTCAGGAGCATAACCAGCATCAATTAATTCATTTTTAATATCAGAGGCAGCTTCATTTACTAATATAATCTCGTACATAGGTACACCATGTTGTTCTAACAAGAATTGTAATAATGCTACATCTTGTGCATCATTTATATCACAATGTCCTTTGGGAAATTTGTAATTAACTTGTTTTAAAAATAAGTCTAGTGCGTCCATAATTAAGCTGCTGGTGTTTCTTCTGCAGGGGTTTCTTCAGGTGTTACTTCTTCTTCCCCTGTTTCTTCGGTGCCGCCTTCGGCGCCGGTTTCGGTTGTGGTTTCTGCTTTTTGGCCATAGGATAAAATTCTTGCTAATGTTTGAACTGCTTGCTCTTCTTCACCTATAGAGGCAAGATAATATTTTTTACCTTCAATAGTAGCAACCCAGCTTCTTGGTGTGTAATGTAAGAAAAATGATTCACCATTGGCCAATAATATTCTAAATGTTGTGGGTCTAGGTGCGACCCACTGAATATCTGAAATAAATAATTCGTATTGTTTTGTAAATAAATTTACTATAATTGTTTTTAATTCTGGGAATTTACCTAACACAGGAAATGTTTCAGTATCAAGAGTTATTTCTCCTGAAGCATCTAAGTTAACGGGTGCATCTTTTTGATATACCTGTTTAACTAGGTTTTTGATTTTTTCCTTTAGTTCGTTTTTAGTCATTATTTAGACTTTAATTGTTGTGCAATTTTTTCTGATAAGTATGGTTTAATGATTTTTTTAGCTACATCAATTTTATCATCATTCATAGCTTTTCTAGCTTGTTTGATGTTGTTTTGATCTTCTGGGGATTGATTAGCTTTATCTTTAAGTGCTTTGGCAATCTTAGCAGCTAATTTATCTACTTCTTCTACTTCACTTTCCATCATAGGTTCTTCAGTTGTTGAAACACCTACAGCAGCATCAATAGCTGGTTCTTTTAATTCAAAATCAAGGTAGTGTTTTGCTTTAACCATTTTAGTAGCAGCATCAGTAACCATTGCTTGCCACCAAGAAGGGAAATCAACTTCACCTTGTCCTTCAAACTGGTCTACCATTTGATATAATTCCATAGCGTATTTTCCAATACGATACAAATCACCTTTTAACATATGAGGTTCGTTGTCTTCGTGACCTAAATCCATATCTTCTTTAACTTCAGCTTTTGCTTTTTGAATAGCAGCATCACGTTTAGCTAAGTAATCTTTAGAATCAATTTTACCATCTCCGGTAACATCTTCTTTTTTACCTTCTTTCATTTTATTTTTATAAGGCATTTTAATTAAGTTACCTTCAATTTCATTTCCATCTTCATCAAAATATCCTTTAACAAATCCTAAACGATTACCCATTTTAACTGAACCTAACATTACTGTTCCTCCTCTTATCAATTCAACCTGAATTGGGTCAGGAAATATTACAGCATTGTTTTTATAGTCAAATTTAGTTCTAGTAGGATCAATCATAAAAGCATTGGCTATAATTCTTTGTTCTGGAGTTATAAATCCACTAAAGTCTAGTTCCCCGGGACCAAATGTTTTATTTTCTTCTACTTCATCAGTCATTAATGAGGTTTTAACGAGTTCTTTTAATTTTTGTTTATCCATTTCTGATACGGCTTTTTTAGCTAGGTTTGTTGCTCTACCATACATAACCGCTTCAGCATCTTTGCCGTAGCGTTTTATTAGATTTTTCTTTTGTTTTTTAAGATCTTTAAGATACTCTTCACGTTTGTCTAATTGAGCTTTAGTTAGAGTTTCTTCAGTAACAAGGGAGCTCTTATCTTTCGATAAGAACTCTCTTATTGCTTGTTGTAAATTTTTTTTATTCATTTACTTTTTGTCCTCGTCGATAGAAGCTTTACGGTATTCAGTAACCAATTTCTTGATTTCACCTAATGCTTTACGTGCGCGACCATGAGCTGCTTTAGAAGTCTTAGCATGTTCTGCTTTGAATTCTTCAAACAATAACTCCATTTTTTCTACTAATTCTTGTGTGTTCATATACTTTTATTTTAAAATTCTTTTTAATATTGGAAACATTGATTCATTTAAGTTTTCAGCTACAGCACCTTTTGGTTTTTCAACTACGTGTGAACGAGTAAAGAATGTGATTGTATTTCCAATTTGATCTGTTAATTTAGGATCTCCTAATTGTTGTGCTGCTGCTTGAGCTTGAGTTAAAGCATCTTGTACTGCTTTTACGTTAGGATTTACTTCATCAGTTGAAACATCTACTGTAGTATCAATAGCTTCTTCACCTGCTGTAGTATCTTCACCTGTTGTGTCATCAGCTGCTTCTACATCAGCATCAACTTCTTCGTCTTTAGCTGCTTCATTTAGCATGTCAATTTCTTCCTTAGCAGCTTTTTTTACCATTTCTATAGCATCAAGGACACCACCAAATAAGTATAATTCTGCGTGGTATTCATCTATAAGAGCATCTAAGTCTTTAATAAAAGCAGCAATACGAGCTGGTTTGTTTGTATCAAACTCACTTGCTTCTTTTAAGTTTTTAAATTTTCTGCTTACTTGTCTGAAGATATTATTCAAATCATCATCCATAGAACCTGACCAGTCTCTATCATAAGCATAATAATCATAAACATCTTGAGGAGTGTTTAGTTGTTTAATATCATCTAAAAATTCTTGTGCTCTATCTTCACCACTAATTTCTATTTCGTACTGGTAAACATAGTCTTGAAGAGGAGTTAAACCTTCTGCTTCATCTAACATACCTTCTAATTCGGCTAAGAAGTCGACTTCTTCTATTTTTTCACTATTTGTTTCTGCTACAATCATTTCTTTGATCTTAGCTTTTAATTCTGATTTTTTCATTTTTGTATTTGTAGTTTTTGATTCGTCTAATTCTTCTTCATCATCCTCATATCCATATACCTCTTCATCATTTTGATCATAAAAATCATCTTCTTCAGGAGCATACCACGATTGGTTAGGATCAGATTCTGGTTCTTTAGTAAAGTCATGATTTTTATAATTAAAATTACTAGGACTAGTTACTAATGCTGGAAATAATACAGGGGATGATGTTTCTTCTTTATCAAAAGCTAAATCAATACCTCTATCTCTATCACCTTTACCACCATTCATTTGGTCTAGTAATTCATAATAATCCACACCACCAAATACACCATATCCTTCATAACTTGGTTCAAACCAATATTTACCTGTGTTATCAAACATGTAGACAGGAATTGTGTTTTCATCCTCAGATCCAATTTGTTGGCCTGTATCTTGGGTCATCCAAGAAAATTGACCTTCAGTCAATGATCCAAAAAATGTTGATTTATTTTTTGCTATATGTTCTTTTAAATTAAATTTTGCCATAATATATGTTGATAAATATGTTATTTTTTATGATATGTGCCTTTTTTATATTCTGCTTTTTCTGTGTTCTTTACAAATTGCTTTCCTTTACGAGAAGCAGCAGCTTTTTTCTTAGAGGTTTTAGCTCTTTCGGCTTTAGATAATGATTGAGCTTTTTTACGAGGCAAGCAACGTGTTGTAGCTCCACCTTTTTTCATCGTACCACAAGGACCAGTAATATTACCTTGAGTATCAATACGAACCCAGTCTTCTTTTTTAAACCAGTCACGTAATGATTCAGATACTAATTCTTGTAGACGATTTATATCCATTATTTTTTCTTTTTAGCTTTGCCTGACATTTGTCCTTTACATACTTTAACACCACGACCTGAAAGATAGGCAGATGATTTTTCACCAGCGGCTTGTCTTCTCTTAATGTATGCTTTACCTGCAGGGCAAAGTTCCTCGTTGATTTTATTTAATGCTTCAGAAATTCTTTCTGCTAAACCATTATCTTCTTCTTTGTTATCAAGATAAACACTTTTAAATTCTGGGAAGCTATTTACTGGTTCATCATATAATGTAACAGTATCGTTGTCTGTGTTAATACGAATTTCTGAACCTTGGTAAGTCATATCTAAGATAAGGGTAGAGTAATTCATTCCAATAGCTGTTCCACCTCTAATACCGGCACCTACTTTTTCAGCCCAACCTGCTACTTTATTTACTAAAGAAGATACACCTTTTCTTTTAGCAAATTCTTTAATGTTTGAAGGAACATAAGCTTCAGTTAATTCTACTTCATTTAATTCATCAAATTTAGATAAACTTCTTAATTTACTTAATACAACTGATGCTTTAGGAGTATCTCTATCTAATAAAATTTTAATTTTAGATCCTATTTTTGTAAATTTAATATCATTAGAAGTTAAAAAATCAGTAATTTTATCTGAATCAGAAGCTGATTCTGAATCTATTGTAAATGATTTAGCTTCATTTAATTCTGCTTCGTTTACTTTAGTATATAAATCTTCATCAGCATTCCATTTCCAATCGCTTGATTTAAAATTTTTTAATTTTTTAGCTTTTTGATATTCAGCTGATGATAATT